AAAGTTTCGCCGTCAAGCAAGTCAACTACCATTTTTGATCTCCCGAATCTAGGAGGTAACCATTACCACCTGCAATAAGGGTGAACCATGATCCTGACAAAATCAAGCATTGCGCGTGTTGTGCGGCGTGTCGCTAGCCAAAAACCTTACCGTCAACAATAAATGAACCGTCGCGTTCAATCGGCACTATCTGCGGGCTGACCTTCGATCCTTCGACCCGCAAAATGCCAAAACCTTGCGTCCAGTTGGCCGTCCCCTTTGTGTATTTTGCAGCTGAAAAACGCATAAGGTTGCCCACTTCCATGCCCCACAACGTGCGTCCCATTTTGTACCCGCTGGATTCGGTAAATGTTGAAATGCCCAAACGGTGAGTGTGACCTTGAACGACGGATTTACCATGCAATCGCGCAGCTCTTAAAGCTGAAGCCCCCGCATTTGGCGTCGTGCCCTGTTCGTCGCCGTGTATCGCGATCCAGTTTGTGCCCTCAATAGCATACGGCTTCCGATAAAAGTCAATGCCTAGCTCATCAAGCTTCATGAAATTTTCGTACTTTAACTCAGGCGCGCCAAGTAATGCAGGCAGACGGCTGGCAATTGAATTGAACAAACGGTCTGTGTGATTCGACCGCACCATGCTTGCCTTCGGCACGTGACGGGTCAATTCCCACAATAACTCAACGCAGCGATCACGGTCGCGGCCAATGGTTGGTTCGTGTTCCTCGCTTAGCCCACGCGACCATTTTGAAATCGTGTTGAAATCAATTTCGTCGCCAATTGTAATTACTTCGTCTGCTTTAAAAGCCTTGATAAAAGCAGCCAAATTACGCGTCGCCCTCAAATCTTCAAAAGGCACTTGAAGATCGCTGACAACGACTATTTTACGCACGCTCTAGTCCTCGTCGTCTTCGTATTCTGTCGACCCGATTTTGTTTGGATCGACTGGCTCAGGCAAAATCCAGCCAGGATAAGCGTCTTTGTCGCTCAAAATACCTAGTGCAATTTCAACGCTAAAACCAGCTTTACGCAAGGCTTTGTAATACTCATTTAATGCAATGCAGTATTGTTCAAGCGGTGAATAGTCAATGTCCTTGACTGTTGCTACGCGTTTGCGAGTAGGTCGTTTGGCTGCCATAGCATAATTGTAAAGGCTAGTCAATCAATTTGTTGTACAACACGTCTAATCGAGCTTCTATGCGGTTGACCTGATCTTTAAGGCTTGATCCGCCATTTGGTTTAAATTCTTCAAGCACGGATCGAACCATGACCTTCACGCCAGAATAGACGGCGGCCACTACACCAATGCAGCATGTAACAACCGCCGCCCATTCGGTCGGCGTCATTCCCCAGTAACTCCGAAACTTTTGTCATTTGGGTTCAAGTAGCGCAACACGACTGGTGCAATTGCTGCAACGCCAGCCATAAGCAACGTTCTTGGATCACTAACGCCAGCCATGTAAAGCGTTAAAACGGCAGCTAGAAACGAGCGTCCCCATGAAGCTGCTATTGCTTTGGCTTTATCCATTTTTTTGTCTCCTTTTTTGGTTTGACTTCTTTTGCAGGTAATTCGATTTTTGGGTATTCGCCCTTGTACGGCACAAACTTTGGCAAACCAAAACCAACAATGTCACGCTTTAATGATCGTTGCTTAATCATGACCATGCCGCCATTGCGCTGGTCGCCTGTCCCAGATGTGTTGCCCTCAATGCAAGTCACAATGTCATTGCCATGTTCAAAATCAATCACAATGCCAATGTGACTAATACGGTCAACGCCGTCATGCGGAAAGTCCATAAACGCCAATGCGCCAAGACTAGGCAAATTTGACCAACGGTTTGTTTCTTTAAATTTATGTGCGCCAATTGCAGTTGACACAACTGAATGAATCTTGACGCCTGCCTGGGCAGCACACCAATTGACAAATGAACCGCACCAGGGCAAACCGTCGGCTTTTGTAAATTTGCCGTATTTTGTCAGGTTGTCGCCTTCTTCGATCGTGCCGACTTCAGCTGCTGCAACCTCAATCAGTCGTGCATTTGTTCCCTGCGGATAGTTACTCATCAGCCGTCACAATCGGTGTGGATTGTTCCGTTAGCATTTCATCATATGCAGACTTTAAGCCTGACCAAGTGCTACCGTCTGCGTTTTTTACAATGACGCACTCAACACCATCTGTATTTAGATAAGTTTCCATCTATAACTCACATCCTGTGAATAGAATAAGTGAACCTGATTGCATTTCTATTCGACTGCCTTGTCCTGCAGTGATAGTAAATGAAGCCAATAATGATGCAGTATCAACGCTTCCTATATTTAAGGTCGGAGTGACTGTCGTAGCCACATTTAAAGCGTGTGCGTTAATATTTCCGCTAGTTGTTATTCCTGTTGGTGCTACTCGGGCTTGAACCTTAAAAGGCACAGCATAAATCGCTGTATTTGTGCCGTACGCATAACCATTTAAAATCGCTGCTGCATTGACTACTGGCAAGTACCTCTGGCACATAGCCAATTCGCCTTGAATACTGCCGCCGCTTGCAGTTTGAAAGGGACTTGCATAACTGCCGTACTCCAACTGGACACCCCATAAATCTAAAGTCCAAGCATCTGCTGATGTGTTAGTGCCTTGCCCAATATTTATTTCTAAGCGATCATCATTATTTGTGCCTAGAGTCTTACCAGTAATTGATGACACAGGAAAAATAAAAGAGTAACGAGTCCAGTTACCAGTTAAAACAAAAGTCTGCTCTGCTGTTGAAACTCCTGCAGAAGGTGATCCGCCTGTACCAAAATTCTGTGTTAAGTAAACCTTCAAATTTCCAGCAGTTGTCGGGTTCGTTCCTTTAGCATAAAAAGATAACGTTGCAGTTTGTCCTGCAAAAGTTCTTACGCTTTCAATAGATTGCACTACTCTGCAATTATCATTTCCTGTGGTAACAGTCCATCTTAAAAAGTTCTTGCTTTCATATCCTGCTACTGGTGCTGCGCCTAATGTAAAAGTTTGTGCTGATGATGTTGCAGTTGCTCCAGAGGTTACACAGTTGAACCTGTCAAAACCAATGCCGTTACCTACTATGCTTGTGAAGTTTCTTTGATTCACTGAAAAATCACCATTGATAATCTTATTTTTTCCAGCTTGACCATAGCCGTTATTCCACAATGAAGTGTCAATGGCGTTACCCAGCGTACGGATTGCCAATGCGCCATCTTTTACAAGGCTTGTATTGTCTGGTTCTGACCAGCCATAATTCGGTGAGGTTGCCATAGTGTTTCCTATTCTATCTTATCGAGTGTAAATAAAGACCACGGCACCACTTGCAGTCGCACCGGTACCACCATTGCCAGTTCCGTAAGTCAATTGGAAAGCACCGCCACCGCCGCCACCGCCACCGTTGCCAGTTCCACTTGTTGCAGCAGCGTTAAAACCATTGACATTAAAATCTTCAAATGCGTTGCCACCATTGCCACCGCCTGAAACTCCTGCGCCACCATTTGCAAAGCCAACTCCTGTTGAGTCTTTAGCGCCACCGCCACCGCCACCGCCACCAGTACCTGATGAAAATGTCGTTGGCAAACCAATGCCAGTTGGCAGACTCAAAACCGTTCCAGTGCCAAAACTTGTTCCAGGGTTTCCGTCGCCATTTGTTGTTCTTAGTGCTCCGCCATTGCCACCTGGTGAACCTGCTTGGCTGGTGTAGTAATCAACTGCACCATCGACGGAAAACAAGCCACCACTTGCCCCGCCTGTTACACCTGATCCGTTTGCGCCTGAACTGACGGAAATCAATGATCCAAAACTGACACGCTTAGTTCCTGCAAAATCAAGTGAGACGGTAAATGTTTGACCAGGCGTGACGTCATAATGCCAAAACGCAGCTGCGCCAGCGCCTCCGCCTCCGCCACCACCTGCACCACCTTGACCGCCTGAGTTAGAACCAGCCTCACCATTTCCACCGTAAGCTTTAGCCAAAACGCAGATTTGATTGACTCCCGCTGGGACTGTGTAGGTCGTGTTGCCCGCGTTAGTGATTGTCTGCCCCAGGGTGTAATTGCCGTACACCAACGGCAAACTGTAATTGACTTCCGAAATGTTCAGCGAGATTGAAAGTTGGTTGTAACTGGCACGAAATGACCAGCCCTCGACGAAACCTTGAAAAGTTGTTCCCATGTTGGTCGGAAGATCAGAAATTGAAACGGGCATGCCCATGAAACTATTTAGCAAACTGTCGCGGTCTGAATCGTCAAGTTCAGGGTTGGTCAAGTCATAGGTAATTTCGTTAAAAATTGGCTGTGGGTCTTTACGCAGTGAAAGATAGAAGTTAGCCTGTGCTGAAGCGTCACTTGAATCGTGCAAGGTTGTCGAAATGATTTGGGAAAGCGCGCCATAGGTTGAGATCGAAGTTGCGTCGAACGCGTTGACTTCGGCGCTGCTGGTTGCGTTGTATTTAATTGTGACGTTGTTTCTAACGTCGCCTGCACGGGTTTCAGTACGCAAACCAGCTGCGCGGGCATGAATGGCACTTAATTCAACAAAACCGTTGGTGTTTAAATAGTCGCTGCGGTGTGTCGAATCAGCGTACGAAATTGCACCGTATGCGTCTTCGTAAATGTACCCAAGCCCTGAAGTCGCCAATGCCGAAACCAGCGAATAGACGTCAGTTGTTTGAGTTGAACGTGCTGCCAACTCGTAATTGCCTGGACGATCAATTTCGCCCAACCCACTGTTTTCTGCGTTTTCCCATGTGATCGTTGGGTCGTAAGCAGCCCACGTCAATGCTGGTGCGACTTCATTCCAATTGTTGACCAGTAAATCTTCAAGAATCGTAAAAATCTGATCGCCGTCAAAATCTTTGGAAAGCACACCTTCGGTCAATGCCTTTGGCAAACGTGCCAACGCGCCCAACGCGGTGATCGTGTAGGTCTGCGTGAACATGGTCGAACCCACGTCTTGAACCTGCAATGCAATGTCAACCACGTTGCCACCAAAAATAGGAATGAACGTGCCTGACGTATCTTGAATTTGGATCGTAATTCCTGAATTGATTGCAACGGGAATGGTTGATTGGTCAAGGTCAATCAACTCAATGTTGACGTAGCCCGCCTGCGCCTGCTGATAAATGTTTGTGCGACCTGTGCGAATAACAAGATTTGCCAAAATGGCGTCGGTGTAGTCAACGCCGTCAATTGACACGTTCCAAACTGGATTCCATTGCGTCATGCTATTTGCAGGTTAGTTGCGCCACCTGTGCCGCGATAGAAGGAATTGTTCAAGGTTTCAACGATTGTGCGGGCTGTGCCTTCTTTATCAAATGCGCCAGTGACTGTCAGGTTGATTGTTGTGCCCATAGACGCGGCTTCACCCTTACGGAATGAACCAGCATTAAAATTACTTATATTTGCAGCTGCATTTGACGCAGCAACCACAGCGGTCTTAAATGAACCTGCACCGCCACCACCACCACCACCAGTACCAAAACCAGTGTCTGGTGTACTTGGCGCAGGAATATTAGGCACTTTTGGAATAGTTGTTGCTGCTGGTGTACTTGGCACGCTTACATTTGGCACGCTTACGTTTGGTGCTGCAATTTTTCCAACGTTTGGCAAAAATGGAATAGAGTTGTAAGCAGCAATCAAAGCGTTAATGCCAGCGACTGCACCTTGAATTAAACCGTTCAAAATCTTTACGACGCCAGCAATGACGTCGATTACACCACTGGCAATCTTGCCTGCAACTTGTAAAGCACCGCCCAAAACTGTGCCGATAACTGGTGCAACATAGGTCGCAATAAGTGAACCAAATTCCCTAAAGGTATCGGCATTATCACCAATTGCGTCTTTTACATAGCCAAATGCTTTAAGCAAACCATTAATAATCGGCGTAAATGTATTGACAATGACATTCCCCAATGTCGTGATTACACCGCCAAGCCCGTTGCCGTTAAGGCTAAATGCACCGCTAAAAGCATTAATAATTGGCAAAGCATTGTTGTTGATAAAACGTATAAGCTTTTCAATTATTGGCAACAAGGCAAAACCAATGGTTTCTTTTGCTTCGTCAAATGCAACTTGCAGACGGGCAATTCGACCTGAGTAGGTTTCAGCATTTTTCGCAGCTGCGCCGCCAAACAATTCAGTTAACTTATCCTGCACTTGCGTAAAGGACATAGTTTTCAATTCGGCTGCCGATAATCCAATGCCTAATTTGCCAAGTGCTGCGGTGTTACCGTCAAAACCCTTGCTCAGTGCCGCTGCCACAGTTTCCAATGGCTTACCTGTGGCCGCGCTTATGTCTAAAGCTTGTGCAAGTAATTGCTGTGCTTTTTCTGTGTCGCCTGTCGATCTAACCAAACGACCTAAAGCTGGTCGCAGCTGATCGTCAGCAACACCAGTTGCCAATGACATTTGCAGTATTGAATCCTCGGTTGCCGCAATTTGTGCCTTTGTAGCCCCTGTGGCGTTTTCTAAAGCCAGTGCAAGCTGTGTCTGTGCCTTTTCATCTTCTATGGCGGCTTTGACGCCTTCAACGCCGATTTTGATTGCATAAGCACCAGCGGCAGCGGCAGCAGCGGCGAAAGCTGCGCCAACGATTTTGCCAACCTTGCCCATTTTGTCGCCAAAAGTTTCGACGTTCTTTGTAGCGGTTTTAAGCGATTTGTTCAGATTGTCAACGTCGCCAAGAATGGAAAGTTTAAGGGTACGACTGCCAGCCATTACTTGTACTCCTTAACGATCTTGGAAAATGATTCTTCCCATTTTTTTACAATTTCAGGTTGTGCGCTTCGAAGTGTTGGATAAATAAACCAGCCACGTGACCCGCGACCTTCACGACCTGACCAAACTGGAAATTGCTTAAATTTATTCGAACCAAATTCGTAACCGCCCCAAAGCTGTTGAGTTGTGCCACCGCCGCTCAATTTTTGACCAGCAAAACCAAATGAGATTTCGCCAATCTTTGATGACTTGGAAACCTTTGAACCGTCAGCAACGCGGTTATCCACCAGGTTGCGCGTACGGCTTGACGCAGCTGATTTGATTTTGCCTTGAACGTAGGTTGCCAATTCGCTTGTGGCTTTTTTGGCTTGATCCAATGCTTCGTCGTCCATTGCTTTGAAAGATCGCACAATGGCGCGCAGCTCAGCCTTGTCGTAGCTGATCGCGTCCTTAGCCATTTGCTCGCCTTTCTAAAATCTCAATGACCGTCAAAATGTCTTCGGCGGTTTCAAATACGTTTGGGGGTAGCCCCGTGGCCAAGGCTACCTCCCAAACAATTCGACTTAGGCTTCCGACTGGGTAGCTTTTGGGTTTGCTTCACCAACGATCACTTCGGAAATTGTCTCTGTCCAAATGTCAATTGGCTTTACTGGCTTGCCCGCAGCTTCGCGCTTCATGGCGTTATAGGCCAAAAAGACTAGATCAGAAATGCCAATCTTTTCTTGCGCTTGTGCAATGGTGTTGCCTGTGTGCTTTTCCCATTTAACCCACTCAGGTGGCGCAGCTGTGTAAGTGATCTGCGTGCCGTCGTTGTATTCAATTGTGATTGGTAACTTCATTTTTCCTCCCGATTATTTTTTAAGCGAAGTTTTCGGCTGGTGTGCCAATTACTGTGAATGA